TGATGGTTCCAGGATGTCTGGGGATATGAACACCGCGCTTGGCAATGTGCTACTCATGTCTCTGTATTTGGTCCTATTTACGAGGCAAGTCGTTCCATGTATCGTTGATCAACGATGGGGACGATTGTGTGCTTATATGCGAGTCTGAACATGTGAACAAGTTCTCTGATTTGTCAGAGTGGTTCGCCAGACTCGGGTTCGTGATGAAGGTGGAGAAACCAGTCTACGTCCTTGAGGAGATTGAGTTTTGCCAGTCAAGGCCTGTTGAGGTTGCCCCTGGAGTGTACCGTATGGTGCGCGATCCCAGGGTGACTCTTGACAAGGATTTGTGCTCGGTGAAGCCCATCTATACTCAGGATGATTTTGACTTCCATCGGTCCGCTGTTGCGCAGTGCGGATTGTCGCTTGCAGGGGATGTTCCCGTATACAACGAGTTCTATCGGGGCTTGCTTCCCGATACAATTAGTCGTCGTATGCAGAAGCGACTGAAATTACGACCCCTTGAGACCGGAGCTGATTACCTGGCTCTTGGCATGCACCATGAATATGTAGCTGAGCCCTGGCAGGGCACTCGCATCTCGTTCGCAAAGGCTTTTGGCATTCAGCCCGACGAACAAGTTGCTTTGGAGAGGAGATATCGATCTTTGCGCCCGACCTGGCGTGAACCGACACAAGTTCAAACCGTACTCAGCGTTTATGAGACCGCATAGGCAAAATGCGGAGCCTAGCACAGGCTTGGAGGCATCCATTAATGCATGGGGTGTGGGAGGCATCCAGTCACGAAGTGGGCCAAGGCATCGTTGGGATTGAAGTTCCCTGGTGCGTAGGTTGTCCATGATGACGATGGAGGGAGGTGGAATTCCTGTACCATCGCTGAAATTACAACACCTAGTGACTGAGCAGATGTGACCAAAGCGGTTAGAGCATTGATTATTGTGAAAGGAAGCAAACCTTCGAGCTCACAATGGCTTCTCAATGTTAGAGGGGTTGGGTTGGGCGACATAACCTACCCTTTTACTTTGCGTTGTTTCAATGAGCCAACTCTGTAAAATTTTCCGCGCGAAACAAATCGCCAAGAGACTGCACGGCTCTACCATAATAGTGTGGTCCTCCCATATGAACAGTCCCGGCTCTTGCACCATGATTAGCAACCATGTGTGCTTCTCACCGGTATCCCATAATGAAGAAATCGAACCAACCTAAGCAGCGGAAAGCTGCTAAATCCGGCGTGAAAGCCGGTGGCAAGGGTGCAAACCTTGCCGTCAACAAAGCGATGAAGAGTCGCAATCCTCGCATCCGCAGTGAGGGAGAGTGTGTTGTCATTGCACATTCTGAACTTTTCGACTGGCCCCTTGGCAAACTTCCGTTTACTGTGAATGTTGCCGCTGCCGTCGGACCCGGACTGTCCACTGTGTTCCCGTGGTTGTCCGGTGTCGCCAACAACTTTGAGACTTATCGGTTTAGGAAGCTCAAGTTTATCTACTACCCGCGCTGTGCTGCCACTCAGGCAGGCCAGGCCATCATGTTGCTTGACCCAAAGTCGAGCGACACCAATCCGCGCACATTGCAGATCGCCTCCACGTATCATGTGAGAGCGAACGGCAACATGTGGGCCCCTATGGAACTTGATGTTCCGAAAGAGATCTTGAATACTGGTGGGCCGAGGAAGTTCATCCGAAGTAGCACATTGCAGGCTGATGCAGCTGCACTGTACGATGTTGGACGATTCTTCTTCATCACTGATGGTGCTAATCCGTTTGACGCCATCGTCGGTGAGATCGGAGTGGAGTATGAGGTGGAGCTTTGGACACCTGGCCAGCGACCAGCTGGACAGATCCTTGCGCTCTGGGTGAATGGAGTTGGAACTGCGGCCTCTGCCAGCAACCCCTTTGGGAACACACCAACATTTGGGGGATTGATTTTGGACGAGGTTGTTGGGAATGTGATTGCCGTGAAGAACATGGAGCTGAGTGGAGTTAATCAGCTCGTTGAGTATGGTATG